GCGTGCGAGTTGCACCTAGAACCTGTGCGGTCGACCGAACAGTTTATTTGGGAGTCCCACCTCGCGTGCGCGTGCGAGCTGCAACACGCTTCCGGTAAATTTACCGGAAGCGTCTAAAGGGTCTCAACTCGCGTGCGCGTGCGAGATGTAAGCACCACTTTGTCAGATTTCTGACAACCTGCTTGGCGTCCCACCTCGCGTGCGCGTGCGAGATGCAACATTAGGTGACATCGCGTCACCTAATTTCTTCGGTCGTCTCACCTCGCGTGCGTGGATGGCAGATTCTTCAAGAGTGCAATTGCTCTCTTGCACAATTGATGCTTCTTGCTGTGTGGATAGATCAATTGATCCATCCTCTTTTGCTTCGCTGCATCGTCAATCGACGAAGGGTAAATCTGCCCATCGCTCTTTTGGCTTTGCCGCGCCATCGATTGTAGAGAGGCCAATTGGCCCATCTACTTTTTGCTTTGCCGCATCGTCTATAGTAGAAGGGTAGATCTGCCCTTCTACTTTCCTGCCGTTGCCTACTTCTCCATGTTTCAGCTTCGCCACGTTCACGCCCGCAATCGCTCGTAGGAAGCACCCAAACCCATCTGAGCATAAACACTCACCCAACCCGCTAGCGTGCGGTATGGGTCAAATGTGGAGGTCGTTTTAGTGACACGATGTCACCTAATTGGAATGTCTAACAATGTTGGACAAAACTGAGGCTCAACACCCGCGTTGCGCCATCGCCATCAACGCATCATGCCTCTCGTCTCGCTCACCTCCAACAAGCGGCCCAATAATCGCTTTGCTGTCCTGTGGATGAAATATAGCCTCACCGCGTTCAACTCGCTTCCTGTACGCTGCTATGCGTTCCATTGAACCCGCTGGATAGCCGCAAGAATCTTTTGGTTCCGGTGGATTGTCGTTAGCCATTTGAGTCTCCGTCTGTGGCTCCTGTGAAACGAAAAAGCCACGCACGGGAAAGGGCAATTATCGCCGTGCATGGCTTCAGGCGTTAGGCATCAGGGAGTCTCACCCCGATTCAGTTCTTTCGGCTGCGTTTCACTTCAACCGCAGAACAACCTAAAACCCGTTTTTTGCTTTTGCTGCAATGGCTTGATAGTGCCATGCATCCGATCTTGCTGCAACCTTTGACTCGGATCGCTCGATGATCGTCGCCAGTCCCAGCTCCAGTGCCTCATCAGCATTGAGCCAAGTTTCCTCAGCCATCATCGCTTTGATTTCAGCCACCGAGGCTTTCATTGTGCGGGCGTAGATGTTAACCATCGTCTCACCGTGCTTGTCGAGAACGTCGGCGTTCTTCCTCATCCGTGAAGAATCACCCGCCGCGATTATCCACGGGTTATGAATCATCAGCAGCGCATCAGCACCAATCGTCCGATTCTGGCCCGCAAGCATTACCACCGAAGCTATCGACGCTGCCAACGAATTGACAACCGTATCAACGCCTGCTTTGTGGCGAGTCAAGGCGCTGTAGATTTCGATTCCATCTGAGACGCTGCCACCAACGGAATTGATGAAAACCTTCACCCGCTTACCGCTAAGGCTTGCGAGTGCTGATGTCACTTGTTCCGCTGTGATATCGTCCCCGATGACTCCATTGAGATGGAGTTCAGTTCCGTAGGTTCGAACTGCCATTAGCCGAAAATCCCACGAACGATACCACCTGAAGCAGTGGACGTTCCAACGTCATGCACACGGATGTCGTACCGCTGAGTAGCTCGAAGTGCTATCGAGTCTTGCTCGAAGTATCGACTTGAATCGAGTGCTAGGCGAACATCTCGACGGCTTCCCAAGTAGGTTCCCTGACGTAAGTCTCCGAAGAAACAGAAAGTGCCTCCAGTGGTTCCAGTCAATCGGCTTTCCAATACTTGGCTCCAGACAACTGGATACCCAAGGAAGGAAGCAGGAGTACCATTGGCAATCGACATGTTATCGTTCCCACCAACTGCGTTAGCGAGTCTTTGCATACTGGAAGCCCATCCAGCTTTGGAGATGTACCACTTAGGCGAATAACCCGCCCATTCTTTAGCCTGTCCGATGATGGACTCGAAATCAGCCATCGTCAACGCACCGAAAGTCTGACGCGATGTTGCTGTGTAGCAGCTTCCTGCGTTGAGTGCTGTGATCAAGCCAGTGATTCCACCGTAAGTGGAGGTTCCATCACCAAGGAAGCCTGCTTGATCCTCAGCGATGGCGAACGATTGCGCCACGCTTCTTGCCAGCATTTCGGCAATGCTCATCGCAGCATCCTCATCGACTTCAGAACTGAACACGGTTAGCGTTGCCAACTTCTTTGGGTCTAATTTGATGGAACCAAGTGCAACATCAGATGGCGTAATGCTTACACCTTCACCAACATAGTAGGCAGTCACTTCCGTTGCGAGTTGCGGAATGGTCAGCGAACCGCCGCCCATAGTAAGGACTTGCGATTCACGACGGAATACGCCATAGGTCTCTCTCAACTCGGTTATCGAATTACTCAAGCTTTCATTCACCAGAAAACCACCTTTGGTATTGTCGCCAGTGGAAAGTGCAGCTTGGATGCCTCTCGATTTGCAGTACCGAATTGCATCTTCGTCACCGCAAAAAGCAGCCTGAAACCATCTGCCTGTGTCATAGGCGTCTTGTGGATTTTTGAAGGACGAATAACTCGATGTCTTGGCAATTGCTTTGACTGATGGTCGTCCTTGCACCCTGGCTTCCTGTGCCTCTTGGGCGCGAACAATATCGATTGCCTTAGATTCACGCACGATAGCTTGCTGGCTCTCAATCGCAGCCTGGATAGATTCGGCCGCGATTTGTTCCGAGTCAGTTAAGGCTCGATTCGCTTTTGCTGCACTGGCTGTGATTGTTTCCAATTTGTCAGCCAAGGTTTGGATCGAGTTTCGAATGGTTTCAATGTTTTGGTTCATCTGTTTTTTCCTTTGAATGAAATTGTTTCTTCGTTTATCGCTTCGATGAGACGCTAATCAGTTTCTCAATCGATTGTTTCGGTGGTGTCGATCCTGTCGAGATCGAGATCTTCGTCATTTTGTTGTGTGCAGTTGGCTTTCAGGAAGGCGAGTAAGTCCATCGGGTGAATACGAAACTCGCGCCCAACTCGATAGGCACGGATAGCATCTTCAAGGATAAGTTTCTTGATGGCATGAGGCGTCGTGTTCAACAACTCCGCAACATCATGAAGATCAAATAGTTTTTGGTTACTCATCTGTTCTGCCTCCCAATGCCTCGTGTGCGTCGGATAGCAGGCTTGCAGCATGTGCCACCGTGTATTTGTGGACTTCGTCTGCAAACTTCGCCAACCCTGGACTCAAGGCGCTTTGTGTGAAGCACCAGGAACCAAGTAAGAACTCCGAGAACGACTGAAGATCGAGATTCGGAGTTACCAAACCGCCTGGCTCCAGTCCTGGCTCAGATCGTCGATCGATCTCATTTTGGAATTGTTGCAGTAGCCACTTGTGAAAACACGCAACCGCTGAAGTGGCTGCGCGTTCGCTCGAATGCGCAACGACTGCTTGCAGCTCGTGATCGCTCAACCGATGAAGTATCAAAGGCATCTTTGGACGCATTTCGTTTTCAATGTCTTGTGTGCTCATGCTTTGATTAAACCCTGTTCTAGTGGTTGTTGGAATTACCTATTTGTGAAGTGGCGGAAAGTGGCGGATAGTGGCGTACGAGATCGATGTACAACCACCTTGATGGCCAGCGTGAAGGCGGTAACAAACCTTTTGCCAACCATCGATCAAGAGTCCTGTCGGAGATTTTTAGTAGCTTGCGTAAATCTCGACGCGTCAGAACTTCGTTGTCGTTGTTCATGAGCTGACTCCGTTCTGCCATTTTTTGAAATCATCCTCGGGCGCTTCAGGTTCAATCTTGAGTCGCATCCTATCGAGTGGACTCAAACCAAACATCGACGACAAACGGATAACACGATCCACCGATTGCAGATAGAAACGTCTCGCTGCCGCATTTGTGGGATCGTCTCGTAACTGACATTGCAATTCGTCCGCACCAACCAGCAACGTGCAAAGCAACGTCAACGCATGCCCATCGATTCGCCTGAGTGCGTTCGGATCGATTTGCGAAACAATACTCGCCCACTTCTTTTTGAACGCTACTGAAGCGTTTTTAGGCATTTCTGGCGGTCCATCTGGCGTTGTGTTGTCATGTCCTAGCGTTTTGTCTCCACCTGATCGTGTACTAGCTGGCATTTTTAAGGTCTCCTAGAAAGTGATGTGGTCTGTCTTTTGAAAAGCGGGATGCGTGTCAGTCGTGTGTGAATCTATACCTCAATCCCAACCATCCCCCATAGGTAAACACCCCCCGCGGTTTGGCG